CTCAGTTTTTACATCACCTATCTGATATATCAACTACGGCCTCCAGATTCAAATGACATTGGTGTTGTTACTTCTACTTCTTCTTCTTCATAAATTTCATCTGGTAAATCTGGTGGTGGTGGTGATTCGTCTGGTAAGTCAAATTCAATATCATCAATCTCATCAAGAATTGCATCGTCATTATCAAAGTCTTCATATCCATCAACTTTAAACAAATTAGGAATAACAATTTCTCCACCTACCATATTTTGTGTAAATCCTCTATCTTCTTCATTTATTTCAAATTCTAATATATGTGGATTTTTTTGGTCAAATTTTATACCACCTTGTCCGTCTTTTTTTATAGATTTATATTCAATCAATCTATTCATAGTTCTGAAATCTTCTCTCATTTCTTCGTTAGCGATATTTTCATCTACTTCAATAAAAGCTTCTGTTCTGTCTGGTGATATTCCATCAATAAAATATTTTACTTCCTTTATAAATAATTCTTTTTTTACTGGTGTATCTTGTCCATCAATTCCTGGATTAGGTGATGAAGTGTAATATTTTATTTCACCATTTACTTTTTTTTCTTCTACTTCTCCGTTCCATTGAACACCAGTATCATCTACAAATACTTCAGCTTCTGTTCCTGCGAGTCTTCTTAAAAATTTGTAAACAACTCTAAACTCACCATCAACATATCCAAAGTTTCTAAGATGTTGTCCAATATTTAAATCTATAAAACCTTCTGCTGAAATGGCCACATCTTCTCTCGGTATATAAATAGTATCTACAAGAAGGTCATCTGGTATAGTGTAAAGAAATACAGCTATATAGTCGTCGTCATCATCACGACCCCAACTACTATACACTCTTTTATTTAAATAATAAGTGTCCTTTTCTTGTTGTGTAAAACCATACTCTCTTGCCATTATACTATGTATCCTTTACCTCTTAATTCTTCTTCATCATCATTACTAGCTTCATTTGATACTGACTTAGTTTCAGTTGTTGTTAAGTTAAAAGTTCCACCTGTTTGTGTTTGTATTTCTACTGGTAATCCAAACTCTCTATAAGTTCTTCTAAGAGTTTTATTTTTAAAAATAAAATCTTGTAGTATAACCGCATAGTTTCTTAAATCTAATGCGATTTTTAAATCTATTTGATAAGTTTTTATGCTTTTAAATAAATCTAATAAATTTCTACCTTTAGACTTTGGTGGATATGCTCTAATTAATTTTACAATAAGAGAATTTAATTTTTCAGCTGAAATACCATCATCAATCATTTCAATACCAGCTGAATTCCCTTTTGAAACAAATCCTGCTTTCGCTGCAATCATTATTGTTTTTAAACTATTTTTATCTAATAGTCTGTTTATAAATTCAACAATGATTGTTCTATATGGGTCTGGTGTTTTGGAAGTATCAGCTTGAATTTGAATTTCAGTTATTTCTTCAACCAAAGCATCATCATCTTGGTCACCAACTTCCGGTACAACAAAGTGAGTAAACTCTTGTGGTATGTTGTTCAAGTATCTATCGTTAAAAAATTGTTGTTTGTTTTCAACACGAACACTTTCCGTTATACCATCTGCAGCTTGACCTGGATTATTTGGGTCCTCAATGGAAACCAAAAATCCGTCCTCATCTCTTGTAGGATTGTTCGCATCAATGGAACCAGATAGTTGTTGTTTTGCAAGTAAGTCGATTACTCTTTCTTGTTGTTCGGTAATATCCGCATCAAGAATATTTCTGTAAGTATCTGATTTTAATCTGGCTTGTGAAGGTAAATAAGGCATTTTATCTAACTACTCTAAATTCATTATCATTATCATAAAAGTTTATTTGTTCATCAGTAGTTCCACTACCACTAACTACCTTGATACAAAAACGATAATTTCTTTCTGATTGGAATCCGTTCATCCATAGATTGAAATAATTACCTGTACTATCACAACTAATTTTTGAACCACTACCAAAAGGTATAATTACTTCCTCGGTTTCTGCATCTTTCACTTCATAAAAAGCAGATGCACTTGGTAAGTATTTAGCTGTAAGTTCTGCTGGTGTTGTATCAAAGGCTGTAGTTGGATATAATTCTCTACCAACTAATCTAAATTTTACTATTGAACCCTCTTTATACTCTGTTCGTAAATTTTTAAAATATACTTTTAATCTTTCTAAATCTGTTGAACTTAGTGCGGACAAACTACCTGTTGAAAAACTTGAATCGTCCCACACTACTTCTAATTTAGGTGGATATATTGTATGTGTTTCTCTTGAGAAATATTTTAGATTTCCTAATCTGTCTGAACTACTTTCATCTTTAGTAGTATCATTTCCTGGATTGTATGAGAAATCACTTGAACCTGTATAGAGTGATTCTCTTTTTACTAAAAAGCCTCTATTCGGAAATAATGAACTTGAGTATATGTGGTTCTTAACTAAGTCAGTTACATCTACTCTTAAATCTTTTTTGTCAAATGTTAATGCGTATGATGAACTAACTGCATATTGTCCACCTAAACTTCCAGTAAACCAAGCACCCCCGTCAGTCAATACTGAACCCGTCACCCAAGGTGTTGAGTTTTCGTGGTCTCTATATTGATAAGATACTCCGTCTTGTGTTACTGGATTGTGGTCAAGTTTTCCTGTTCCTTGTTTCCAAGCACTACCACTAACCATATAAACAAATACATTTTGTTCTGCTTCAACTTCATCTGAAGTCGCATCAAATAAATTTAAATAATATTTTGCAGTCGCTGGTATTTTTCCGCTTTGTATTGATTGAGAAATATAAGAATAATCAAAGTCAATTAATATTCTTGATATGTTTTGAACCGTTCCATTTTCTGCAACTTCTTTGTTTATTTCTAATATTTCATCTAAACCTGTATTTCTTGATGATGTAGTTGCACCTGAATATATGGTAGCGTCTCTTTTGTTAAATTCGAAATAATGCATTATCTATCTCCTACTACTCTACCCTCAATATCACTATTAGGGAATTTAATTTCAAATATACTTGGGTCTAATGAAGGATATAAAATTCCATCTCTAACCGAAGAATCTGTATCGTATATGTTTCCACTATAACCCTCAGATACTTTATGTTTATTTTCAATCACCACAATATTCTTATTAGGATTATTGTCTTGTGGTGGAACTACCGTAACGACACCCTCAACTAAACCAACTACATAAGCTATATCACTTAGTATGATTGGTTGATTGATTTGCCATTTTTTAATTTCAAAATGTTTCTTAACTGCTTGTATTGCGTTGAACAATACTTCGTTTTTGTTATATCCTCTTTTTACCGTGATTGCAAATCTAACACCTACATTAATAATGTAAGCGTCTTTTAAATTTATTGCGTCGGTCAATATTCTATATTGTGAAAGATATGTTTTTAAATTTTGTTTTACTGCGGTATTTAGTCTTGTTAATTTATTGTCAGCAGTGTATCCCAACAAATACATATTTAGTGCCAATGGATTTGGTATTACGTCTACTGATTTAATTCTACGAACTTGTCCGTCAATTATTTCTAATTGTCCTTCTTGTTCTAATTGTTCGTCTTGAACGATAAATGCTTTTGCTATGTTTCCATATTTTTGTGGTAATGAATAAACTCTTGTTATGTAGTCTGCTCTTGTAACTGCTCTATTTTGTGCATTGAAGAAAGCTGATGCATTTAATTTTACTTCATCAAGAGTTTCCTCACTGGCTCCACCTGTTGCTCTTTCTAAATTAGTTACGGTCAAACTAGCTTCTGCGTTTGAAGAAAGTGTGGAATCTACACCCTCAGTAGAATTTGTATAATTTTTTTCTAAGATTCTATTAACACTATTTACTGGAACATTGTGTTCTACAGCTCCACCAAAAATATATTCGACGGTAAGTGTAGTATTACTTGGTGCTAAACCAAAAGTTCTTGTTTTTAAAAAGTTAGTTGGGTCATATGATTCGTCTAATCTTGACACACCAAAACCTAATGCTGAACCAACATTGTCTGGACTTGGTATTAACTCTTCGTCTGGATTAGAACTAATACCAGAACCAAATTTTATTTCCATACGATTATCATCATTTATTCTTGTTGTAAATCTTCTTGAAGTTTTAATAAGTTTTAATAAATAAGGAGCATCATTTTTATAAGTTGATAAACTTGGGTCATTTAAGTTAGTATTTTCTTCAGCTTCAAAAACTGTATCTTGTGCTAAAAAAGGAACCTCATACCATTTATTACCATTACTATCAGTTATGGAAATAATTTCAGTAACATTTTTATCTCCTAAAAATACACTATCAAATGATTTAGCATTTCCAAAAGTAAATGTTTGTGTTTTTCTAACACCAGATTTAGCTAATGCAGATTTGGTTAATCTATAACTTGTAGGTATATTACCTGATGCAGGAGCTAATGATGTTACATCCATTGGGTCCAATGAACTTGATACTTTGAAATCTACATCATCTAATAAAGTAAATTCTACATTAGTGTTTGAAAGAAATCTACTATTTGCTTGAAGTTTTCCTGCTATATCTAAGTTTGGTGCATATACACCACCACCTAATGATTTTGCTGGAACATCAAGAGTTAGTGAAAGTTTTACGGTAGAAGGACAAGCCAGTTTAGGTTTATATCCTAATGATTGTGCAATCTCAAATACATTTTTCTTTTCTTCTGCTTGATTAAGTAATGTTTCTCTAAATTGATTATCTACATAATAATTTAATACATCACCAACATACGCAGCCATTTCAACAAACATCATACCTGGTGATGCTTCGTTGAAGTCATTGTATTGTGTTGGGAAATATGATTTCGCAAACTCTATAAGATTAGCTCTTATGTCTGAGAAATCTCTTCCAAGATAATTTACTTCTTTCTTAACTATTTTTTTATTTGTTCCGTAGTCTACTTCTTTTAAGTTAGTTGTAGGCATTCTTATTCTCCAATGTTAAATTGTAAATCTAAAGAGTCTAACGAATTAGGTTCTAATTTAGTAGAGTATTCTATTGATATAGAAATACTATTAAAATTAATTTCATCTTTAATGACAAACACATTATTTATTTCAATGTATGGTAATTGTCTTGAAACAGCTTCTCTGATTGTTTCTTCAATAGAATCTGCAGATATATCATCAAAGTTTACAAACAAAAATGATTTTAAATCTGAACCAAATGTTGGTTGCATTACTCTCTCACCTGGTGTAGTGAGTAAAAGATTTCTTAAATTAGATTTTGATTGTTCTTGGATTGTTTTAGATTGAAAGAAAAATCCATTTAATCCATAGGATAATGGAAATTTAATTCCAACATATACATCTTTATTTCTGTCTGTTTCTCTTACCGTTGCCATTATGGTCTAAATCCACCTTCGCCTTTTTTCTTTTTATCTATCGCTTTCATCAAACCAGAATAATCACGAGTCAATGCATTTTGTACATCTTCAGGAACTGCGTCTACTGACACACCAGCTTTTTTGATTGAATCAACTGCTGCCATTTCTCTTGCTTTTTCTTTATTCTGTCCACGACCTAAATCACCATAACCTAAAACATCTGCCATATTATCACTTCCTAATATTCCACCACCTAATGTAGGATATTCATCTTCCATTGGTGCACCTAATGGTTTGGTGTTATTCAATACTTCATTTAACGTTGAGTTTTTTGAATATTGTTTTTTAGGTTTGTTGACAACCTTTTTAGGTTTAGGTATAGAAATCGTTTCTGATAAACTGATTTCTTTTTCTTCATTAATAAATATCTCGCTCAGTTGTTTTTTGACTTCTTTACGGACAACTAATTCGATTATATTTCTTAATTTATTCTTGTTCATCATTACTCCTTGTTATTATAAATTCTTTTGTGCTTCATTGCTGGCTATAGCTACTTCTGAAAGACCTTCAGCTGCACTTGCAAGTGCACCTTTTTCATCAACTTCTATCTCTTGTTGTACAACTGAGTTTCTAAATCCATTAGCTAAACCACCCTGTAATCTTTGTTTAAATTTTTCTGCTCTATCGTTCCACCTTTCACGAAGAGTTGGTTGGTCTCCAAAAGGTGCTTCTGAAATAGCGTCGTATTCTCTCCTCAACTCAAAAATTCCTTTTTGTAATTCTGGTCCTCTTTCTACATTGTCTATGTTTCCACCACCAGATATAAAGTCATTGACTTGAATTTCCATTTCCACAAAGTCATCAATTGTTAATGATTCTAAACTTGCATAAACTAAATTTTCAAAGTATGCTGCAGGATTTTCTGCAATTGCTTTGAATTCTTCAAATTTTGCTTTAGCGACTTCGAAC